CTGCGAGTTGATCTTTAAGTTTGCCCATTTTTTAATATCTCCAATTCATTCAAAAGCCGTTGCTTCTTAAGATTTATCTCCTCAAGTTTTCTCGCTTTGATTTCAATCTTATCATTTTGAGTATAGGTTGCAAGACTCTTGTCAGCATAAATAAGTCTATTATCTATTATATTTAATTGATCTAAATATATATCTTTTGGTTTATAAAACTGTGTATTTGCATATGCATTTAATGATGCTTGATCACTTGCCATTATCTCTAATTTAATAATATTTTTTATTTGTAAATTTTTTGAAATACTCTTAATATCCTTGTCGACTTTCGCCATTACCTTTTCAACATTTATAAGCTTTGACTGTGACTTAACATCTGTTGTTTTTGTTTTCGACTGTACCTTTTCTTGTTTGGCAACTTTCTTTGTCTGAACAGAAGACTTTTTAGTAGTCTTACTATCGGGTTTCTCTTCTTTAACTTTTTCTTTTTTCTCTTCATTTGTGGCTTTTACCATCTTAGTAGGCTTTTCTTCAACAGTTTCTTCTTCTTCAATTACCTCTTCTTTTGCCATCTCAGCAGGTTTTTCTTCTGGCATTTCTTCTTCTTGAAATGTCTCAGTCATCATAGGTGGGCTCTCCTCTATCATTTCTTTTTCTTCAAATGCCTCTTCTTGAAATGTCTCAGTCATCATGGGTGGTTGTTCTTCCATCATCTCTTCTTCTTGAAATGTTTCAGTCATCATAGGTGGTTTTTCTTTAATCATTTCTTCAGATGGCATAGGTAGAAACGATGCAACAATCTCATTAGATTCTTCGTACATCTCTTCCATCATTTGTTCATCAGCCATTAAAATTATAGGGCCATCCGACATCTCCATGCCCTCAGGTTCCATCATAAACTCTGAACCCATATCCATAAAAAATTCTTCTACATACTCATTTACAAACTCAAATGTTTCTATCTCCATCGGCATGTTCATTTCAAACTGTGGTGGCTCCTCATAAAAAGAAAATGCCTCTTCTTCAAAAAAGAATTCCTGCACATCGTCAAATACTTGCTCATCTAAATCACCTAAGTTATCTTGAACTTGATCTAATGAATCTGATGCATCTTGATTTAAGACAGTATCATCGTAAGTCATTGTAAGTTTAGCACCTAATAAATTTGGTCCGCCCCTTTGCGCTGTGCCTGTATTGTTATCTGTGCCTGTCCAAGACCAATCAGCTTTGTTTGATCCATGATTATTATAAATTACTTGATCATTGTATTGTCCACAGCCTGCGGTTTGTCCACCTGATGAACTAGATGGATAGCCATTACAATCCCCTTGAAACCCTGCTGTGTTATTTCTTGTTTGTGTAGTTGTGGATAAAATATTACCAGTTGAATCTTTTAATTTTATAACAACAGTATGAGAATCTGTTGCTCCACTTTTACCCTCACAATTACCTGCTTGGTTATCACAGTTTGCTACATCTATGTAACTGTTAAGAGTTACACCATTATCTAACATCTCTTGAGTGATATTATTATTTGTTAATGCAATGTCATCAACAGAGAGAGTGGCTGTGCCTGTTACTTCAAAGTCACCACCAACACTATACTTGTATCCACAGTTAGCTTGTGATGCAGGACATGTTATATCAAATCCATTTAACGTAGAACCAGTAGATACAGTTCCAGATCCACCAGGATTTATTTGATCTGTAGAACTAGATCCCCAGTCTACACCATCGTTTGCGTTTGGAAGTAAGTTGCCTGTTGTAATTACATCAGCTCTTGCAACTGAGTATAAAAGCAAAAGAAATATAATAAAAAGTCCTATTAGCCATTTCATTTTAATATAAGTTTTTTGATTGATTTTGAATTATCAATATTTAATTCTAACTCTGCCATGGATTTTATACATTGGTATTTTATGTTACCACCAATTTTTAAACCACGTTTAGCAACGCGTGCCCCTGCTAAACATTCAGACATAGATTTTTGTATACGAGCTTCTTTAATTTCTCCTCCTATTATCATAAGTAAAGCTACCACCATTTCTGTCATTGGTGACTTCCGTTTGCTCTAACTTTATCTTTTAATGCTTCTACATCAGACAATAGTTTTTCTAATTGTTTTTGAGTAAATTCTATGTTGACTTTATTTGTCATATTCTGCTCTTGATTTTTTTGTAATTTTTCTACGTCAGAAAAAAGTGCTTCTAAGAGCATGTACTGCTCCTGATCCGTGGGCAGTTGTTCACTTTTCTTGAGAAGATCAGCTTGAAATAATTCTCTTGACGTTTCTAACGAGGTGAGTCTAGCTGTAATCTCTGTGTATGCGAACACGCCAGCCACAACGCCCGCGATTATCATGAGCATGTTCTTGACGGGCATACTTACAGAAGTATTCTCGCTTATTTTCATCTAGGCCCTTGCCAGTCCTCTGGTTTAATAAAATTTTCTTCTTTATATTTTTCCGCAGCTTCTTGTTCTGCCTTTAATTTTGCTAACTCTTCGTCAATTTTTTCTCTATCTTTCATACGTTTAACATACACGTCATAGTCTGGTCTTTCATGATCATACTTAGACCATAAAGCTTGTGCCTCTTTACCAATCTTACCATCTATTGGACATGGTGTTCCTGCTTGTATCATAGACTCAAATACTCTTTCATCCTGACATAGTATAGCAACCGCAGCCACTTTCATACCAAAATCATTTAATATTCTTGCTAACTTTAATCTTTCACAATTCTTATCTATTGTGTGCTTACCACCACTAACACCTAAACCAAATGTTTGAACTCCAAGAGACACACCCACAGCACAAACATCTTGTGTCATAGAGTTGTATGATGGTGCACTAGAACTTGGTGGTGCAGACTTTACGTTAGAGTTTGTTGTACTGTTTGTTGTACTATTGGAACTTGATCCAGACTGGTACGTTGTTGTAGCAGTTGATGTGTAACCACCTTCAATAGCTGTATTAGATCCTGATGTGTTTGTTTGCGTAGATCCACTATACGCAGGTCCACCACAAAAAGCTAGTAATACCAATAAAATTATTAGCACCCCTGTAAAATAATAATTATTTTCTACAGTTTTAGCTCTCATTTTTTTTCTCAATCTTCGAATCTTTACATTCACAGCCTTCACAAGTACACACTCCGTATTCATCTGCATGTAGTTCATTATCTTCGCCACAATGGCAAGGATGATGACACTCATTACAGAATTGTCCTAATGTCATTTTTTAAACTACCAATAATACTAGTATTACAACTATTAAAATTTTAAAAACATGGTATCCCCATAAGTTTTTAACTTCATCAACAATTTTATTTCCATGTTGTTTTACTTCATTAATCATTTTTCTTCTCCTCAATTTCGTAAAAGAAGTCGTCAGTATCGGCAGTTTGCCACTTGCCTGTGTCTTCTACGTTCCATTCTGATGTTTGCACTTTCCACTTAGGAGTCTCGTCTTTGACTGTAAATGACGGTAAATTCCATATTATCCTGTTATTTGGCTGTGCTGCATAGTTGCCATCATCTAAGGCAAGTATGTGAGCGCACTTATGTTCGTGCGGTATTTCCGAGTGTTCGGTATCTAATATATTAGACTCTGGGTGTGCAAAGTCAACAGTAAATAAATATTTACCGTGATGCCATTGTTTGTCTTTACCTATATATTTTCCAGATGTGCCTTGTATTATATCCCAACTAGTAACAGCAGGATAATAACTAAAACAATTCCAAAGCTGAAGTTCATCAAGTCTACGTTTAGGAACATCTTCTTGTCTAAAACCCCTCTGTATGAAGGCAGATATCGGGAGACGATAAAAGATAGCCCCGTTCTCCATAATCGCATGAAATAAAATAGCACTTCCAGCAATAGATGATATGCCGAAGATAATACAGTCTTCAACTTCTCCATGATGTTTTTTAAGATCATATAAATACTCCCTTCTTATTTGTGCATATGTTGCGGGTATATTTGCATTTAAGTAAGCCATAGTCAATCCTCATTTTATATCTCCCCAGTTCTTACCAAATTCATAATCCACTTTGTTTGGTATTTCTAATTCAACTGCGGATTCCATAATCTCTTTTATACGTTTAGCTTTTATATCATCTTCCACAGATATATCTAGTTCATCATGCACTTGTATGTGTGCAACAATGCCCTCCTTATATAGTTCTAACATAGATTTTTTTGTCATATCTGCAGCACTACCTTGAATTAATTTGTTCAAAGCTTTGTATGTATAAGCACGCTTGATACTTGCTCCATGTTCCTGTCTAGCCTGATCAAAAGGTAACGCCTTGTGCATACCAAACTTACTGGGTTCCCATAAGTGAAACCTGCATAATCTACCAAGTAAAGTTCTTATTTGTCCACGTTGTTGCGCTCTATTTGATACAGAGTTCATTAATGATTTTACAAACGGAACTCTCTCATGATAAATTGTAAATAGTTCATCTGCTTTTTCTTTAGATACTCCTAGCTCTGCTTGTAGCTTTGCTTTACCCATACCATAAAATAGTCCAAGATTAATTGTTTTGGCTTGACTTCTTGGTATGTCCGCCATCTTTGCAACGACAGTATGAAAGTCTGCATCATCATGCATGTAAGAATCTTTAACACTAAAGACACTTGTGTCTTGATCAAGGGATGCGTAGTGAACTACTAGTCTTGGTTCTTGTTGACTATAGTCAAAGCATCCCCACTCGCAACCAGACTCAGGTATAAAGAGGGATCTGATCAATGGACCCAAGTCTTTGTTGCGGGCAGGAATTTGTTGTAAGTTAGGATTAGAGTAACTAAACCTACCAGTTACTGTTCCTCCTGTGTCCGATCTAATTTGATTTATATCGGCATGTATTCTACCATTATGTTCGTGTTTTATAATAGTATCTATGAATGTTGTATGTGCCTTGTTTATCTCTCTAGCCTTTGATATACATTGCACTAAAGGATGTTCATGAGTGGAGAGAAAGTTTTTAGTAAAAGAAGGTGCTTGTGTTTTTAAAGTTCTCTCGTATTCTAAATTTAATTTATCAAACACTTTCGCAATCGATCTTGCAGCCCATATTTGAACGTCTACTTGTGTTTCTTTATGTACTTGTTGTAGCAATTGTTTTTCTTGTTCAGCTAACTGCTGCTTTAATGTGTGAGCTTTTTGAACGTCTACTCTTACTCCTAAAAAACGCATATCAACCAAACAAGGAAAAAGATCGGTTTCCAAATCAAAAATAGATTTTAAATCTTGGTCCTTTATTTCTTTTTGCATGGTTTTCCATAAACCTAAAGTCAACTCTGCATCACGTTCAGCATAATTACCTACATACATCGCAGGCAGTTTCCACATGTCAGCTTTTGGATCTATGCCCCATTCTTTTGCAGCGTTGTTTAATTCTGTTTCGTTTTTACCTTGACTTAAATAATCCCAACCTAATGATCCAAGATCATATCTAAATCTATTTTCATTTACGAGTGATGCTGCAATCATCGTATCAACTATTCGACCATTAATTTTTATACCCATGGCTCTGATCCATGACACATCATACATGGCGTTGTGAAATATTTTTGTAGAAGTAGTTTTACAAATGTCTGTAAACCATTGAATTACTTTACTTTTTTCTAGATTACCACCACCCTCATGATCGAATGGAAAGTATCCAGAGTAGCCATCTGTTGCAACTGCAATACCTACAACCTTACCCTTACCAATTACAGAGCCAGATCCCATGGTTTTTAAATCTGGGTCGTGTGTTTCTAAGTCGATTGCAATCTCTTCACAAAATCTTAGATCCGGAAACTCTTTGGGTTTAACCCATTCCGTTTGTGCCTTAAATATCATTTATAATCTCTTTCAATTATCATTTCTAAATAATGTATGGCTTTCAATATGTCATCCTTTTTCCCCTTGTGCGGGTGTCTGCATATGTACTTTATAGCGTTACCCTCTGCAAAAAGCAACTTATTATCATTTATAAACTTAGAGGGCTGTATTTTAAAACTGATGTAGTGTGCACCAGAAATTTGTTTGTCATATGCACTCATAATTTAAACTCCTTAGATTTGTTTTGTGATTTTATTAAATATAAATTTTTCATAGTTCGTGTAATACCCACATACCAAACTCTGTACTCTTCATCTTGTTTAGCTGCAGATTTTTTTGCTCCTTTAATTGTGTTTGCTGTTTCATTTAAAAATAATACTACGTTTGTGGCCTCACCACCTTTTGCTCCATGTATTGTTGATACTTTTATTCTTGCATCCTCTGTAGGATTCTCACCATTTAACAGTAATAACTTCATGTAAGTTATTTGACTGTCTGTTAGTTTATTAAATACATCATACCATTTTAAAGATAAGTTCATTGAACCCTCTATTCTTTCTCTAATTCTTTGTACTTGTATCTCTGGTAACTCTATCTTTTTTTGTAACTTAGACCAGTTCTGTATGTCTTCGTATAAACTCTTACCTATACTATTACCCTGTGCAGTATTAAAAAAGAAACCTTTCTTTTTTAAAAAAGTAATAACAGGTTTTAATAATGATTTAGTTCTTGTTAAAATTAACCAGTCACCTTTCGACATATCTATGTCAGATAGTTTATATCTTTCAAAAATTTCTCCAGATTCAGCCTTTGGAAAATACTCTTTGTCAATCCTATTTTCTTGTATTCTATCAATGACATCTAATGCTTTTTTCTGTATAATAGTTGGCACTCTTTCTGATTGTTTTAGGGGTATCTCCTGCGCCTCCCAGTTTATAAAAGAATCTACATCTGCACCAGCCCAACCAAAGATAGCTTGGTCATCATCTCCTGCAACCCATACATCACAATTTGTATCTTTCTCAATCTTTTTTATCATAGACCATTGTATTAAAGATAGATCCTGCGCCTCATCTACAAAGATAACATCAAACTTAGGTGAAACACCTTTATCTAAAAACTTTTGTATCATGTCAGTAAAATCAATCAGACCAAATACTTTTTTATAGCTATTTATCTCTTGTTCTATGGCATCTAGTTTATCTCGTTCTATTCTTGATAGGTGTTCGTTTCTATCTAATTGATCCATGACGGATATCTCTCTAACTCTTGCAAGGTTTATCATGCTTAAATATTCACTGTCAGATGAAAAGATACCGTTCCAGTTATTGGTTTCATATGATGCATACTTTATTTGTATGCCACAAGTCTCACCTATTACTTTATAGTTTAGTTCTTGCATGACGTTTTCTTCTTTGAGGCCAAGAGTATTAAATGCCAAAGAGTGTAGTGTTTGAAAGTATCTTATATCTTTCTTTGTAAGTTCTGTTTTTACTTTTAAGAATCTATCTCTTGCCTCACCTGCAGCTTTACGAGTGAATGCAAAGTAACCTATTTTATTTAAAGGCACACCTATGTCAGAATATCTTTGTACATTATTTAACAGTCTTCTAGTTTTACCTGTGCCCGGTGGACCTACAACTTTATATCTCATTAGTAGTTATCGCCTTTTCTTTCTACTGGTTTGTATTCTATTTTATCTATATGCATCTGTTCTAATCTACATACTTTAACAGTTTTATTATCTACGTTTAAAGAGTGATTAAACTCTACACCGCACTTGTCTTTTAGTTTTTGTGCTATTCTCTCCTCTGGTATTTTCCAACTTGCACCTAGATGATCTATAAAAGAATTAAATCTAAAGTAATGATAACCCTCTTCTGTTAGACATGACCCACTATTTATCTGTATTCTTTGTTTAGCTCTTGGCCCGTTGACACAATATTGATATAACTCTTCTCTTAATCTATCTTCTATCTGTGTGCCTGCAGGTGGTGATATCTTAACAGAGTTCTTTCTAATCTCTGTTAGCTTTGCTCTAAAGTCTTTTGCTTTTAGTGGCTCATGGTAGATACCAGTTTGCTCCCATATCAAATCTAATAGTTCTGTTTGCTTTGTTATCAGTCGCCTGTTACCTGCTATCACTCCAGCCTTTGTACCATCTGGTAATGCCACGTTAAACCTGTACTCAGGTTCTGCATACATGATAATCTCAAAGTCTGTAATATCAGGAAACATGGTGATGCTATCTGATTTGACACCGAATGGCCTAGAGTAACATAGACTACGCATACATTTACTTTGTATTGGATCTTCGTAACACGTATGACCTGCTGTATCTTTCTTCCATGCAGTTAACTTGGTATCTAATTTAGCTTTATCCCATGGGTCTTCTAAATAATTATAGTTTGCTTTTGCAACATGATCTGGCCATTTATCTTTATATTTCTTTTTAGCAAAGACCATGTAATTATACATGAACCTATCTCTACCATCGTCTAACTTTCTCTTTGAACATAGTGCTAGACATGGTGGACCATCTTCAAACTCTTCGCTAGTTCCAACTAATATATTTTTGTATGTCTCTGTTACTAATTTTTCTAAATCGTCTTTGCCTATTTTATTTTGATTTGCAAACTCTACAAATTTTGATAGGTCTAATTTGTTATTGTCTTTATCTACAGCGTATCGGTGCGTATGTCCGTTGTTATAGTATGGTAGGTTTATAAAGTTACCTGGTTTTATGTCGCCTTTGTCATCTTCCTTTAGTTCTTTCTGTTTAGGAAAAACCTCTGTCGTGGGATCTAGTCCAAGAGGCAGTAGAAAAGATTTCAATGCCGATATTAAATCTATTGCTGGTATTGGTTCTTTTAAAAATAAATAACAATGCAAGCCACCACTCTTTGATAGCAAAGGTATCAAAGGTAGTTTGTATTGTTGAAATAGTGCTAAATAATTTTCTATTTTAAATTTAGAATAGTTTTTAGGATCAATATCTATGCAGCCAAACGTAGTTGTTTTATCTAATCTGCATGGTTGTATACCTATGGATATCTTTCCTTGTATGTGATCTTTGTAATCACCCTGTGTTATGGGTCGTCCTGCCCATTCGTAGTTCGGTTTAAGTTTATTTTTTTCTGTATCTAACTGAGCTGAAGACATGTCCGCTATACCAAAATCACCTTGGTATCCCGTGAACAATTCTATAAAATCATCAACCATAAAGATCCCTGGGTGGGGTGGCTCCAGTCTCCCTTTACCACCCCTATCTTTCTTTCAAGAAAGAATTAGTAGTTAGCGTCCTCTGTTGAGGCTTCAGCTTTTTGTTGACCTCTTTTTAAAGAACCATAGAATTCTTTAGCCATTTGATAGAGGCTAGCATTATCTACCTTTCTTAACAGACTTACGCTGTAACCATGCCAAGAAAAACTACCAGAGTTTTCTACTGAGTTTAATTTATAGATCCTTGAAAATCTTGGTGCAGGCACCGACTTTCCACTACTAGGATCACTTTCAAACTCGTTCTCTATTAGTGAGTTCCATTGTCTACTCGTTTTTAATTGAGTAGTCTTCATGGTCATCAAAGCCTTCTCAGGCTTATTACCTAGAATAATAACAAAGTGGTTAGCTGTTTTGATAATCTCATTACCATTAGCTAACATGTCCTTGTTTCTATCATTCTGTGTTGTTTGAGACATGATCTCAGGCCCTCGATCATTATGCACAGGTCTGCCTTCTGCTTTTTCAAAAGGTGCCCATTCAGGGTATGTCATCTTATAGTAAACAGGTATAACCTCTATACCTTTTTCACCATCATACAGTTTCTTTGTAACTGTATTATAAAACATACCGGGCTCTGCGCCTTCCACATACTTTGCATGTTTCTTTTTAGTCTCGTATGAACCTGATTGTAACAGCTTCAAAAAAGGTAATGCTAAGTCCTCTTTGTCAATGTTTTCTAGACCCATACCTGAGTCTTTTACAAAGTCCAAAGTTGCGACTTGACCGCTTTCCTTCTTTACTACGTCTCTTGCTTCTTCACTCATCTTATTTACTCCTTGTTATTTTTGTTTTGTTTCCCTTAAACAGATTAAAATGTTCAGAGGGTAAGTCTAAGTTTTTACCGACTCGCTCTCTGTATAGTGCTTTGAGAGTCATGGGCTCTACCTTCAACTTTTGTTGGGGCTGATACCCATTACTCTCGGCAAGGTTAGCGTATTCACGCGCCTTGTTATCTTCGTTACGACCAAAGGAAACAGTGATTTCGTTCTTAATCAAATCACCTAGGTCGTTGTTTCGAAGCCAGTTGTATGCGCCATCTCTTTTATCAAGAGGTATAGTTGCGCTGTAAATTTCTTTTACCTCGATTGCAGATCCATCTTTTAACTTCATTGTCTTTAAGTTCATGGACTCCATAATCTCTGGTATCACTTGTTGTGATAACTTATCTGCATGTGCTTTCTTTGCAGATAGTTTTTCTTCTTCCTGTTTAATTTCATCCTCTAGCTTCTGTAGTTCAAGAACATGGCTAGATAATGTTTCAGGATTTGTTATGTCGTTTACCTGTTGAGGTGCATCCTCGATAAACATTTTTTGTAAGTTACTCATCTGTATTACCTTTCTCGTAAAGATTGATTGATATAGGATAGTAAGTCCTTTCTTGTTTATCCCATTTTAGTAAATTATATTTACCATTGGTCATGTCAGAAACTATAGAACATGCAACACCGATTATAGCAGGATCTCCTGTAAGAAGTAAATAATCATCTTCGTTAAAATTTTTTAACAACGATCTTAGTTTAAAAACTAATGGACCTGGAGAAAAAATTATTTGCGAAGACTCTGGTAGTAAAAATTTAAACTGACCATATTTAGATGCACCCATAATATTTATTCTTGGGTTGCCTTCTCTAGTACCTGGTACTTCCTGTATTATGTATACTATACTTTCTTTCATGTGTTGACATATAATCGATCATAGATTATATGTCAAGCGATACAGGAGAAAAATTATGAATTATAAATTTAAAACTAAACCATACGCACATCAGCTTAGGGCATTAGAAATGTCATGGGATAAGAAATGTTTTGCTTATTTTATGGAGATGGGTACAGGTAAATCAAAGGTATTAATAGATAATACGGCCATACTTTATGACAATGGTAAGATCAATGGTGTTCTAATTGTGGCACCAAAAGGTGTATATAAGAACTGGTATAGTTCTGAAATACCAACACACCTACCAGATCACATAGAAAAAAACATGGTGTTATGGCAGGCCAATATTACAAAACAACAACAAAAATATTTAGATAGTTTATTTAAAACAGGTACAGATTTACATATATTAATTATGAATGTTGAGTCTTTATCAACTAAAAAAGGTGTGGACTTTGCGGCTAGATTTTTAAATTCACACAGAACCATGATGGCCATAGATGAGTCTACAACTATAAAAAATCCAACAGCTAAAAGAACTAAAAACATAGTGGCACTAGGAAAGTATGCACAATATAAAAGAATACTAACGGGTTCACCAGTTACTAAATCACCACTTGATCTATACACACAATGTGAATTTTTAGACCCATGGTTACTAGATCATCAATCTTTCTACTCATTTAGAACTAGATATGCTGTCATGAGAAAGATGAACTTTGGTGGTAGATCTGTTGAAATACCTGTTGGTTATAAAAATCTTGGTGAACTATCTGATAAACTAAAACCTTTTTCTGACAGAGTGCTAAAAGATGACTGCTTAGATTTACCTAAAAAAACTTTTATGAAAAGAACTGTGCAACTAACACCAGATCAATTTAAAGTGTATGAACAAATGAAGAAAGAAGCACTGGCTGTTATGAACGGCAAGATGATAACTACTGCAAATGCACTAACACAATTAATGCGATTACAACAAATTACATGTGGCCATTTTAAAGCTGACGATGGCACCACACAAGAAATAAACAGCAATCGTTTAGATGAACTAATTAATGTGTTGGGTGAACTAGAGGGTAAAGTTGTTATATGGGCACATTGGCAAAATGATGTCAGACAAATTATAAAAGCAGTTGTTAAAGACTTTGGAAACAATAGTTTCGTTGATTACTATGGTTTGACACCACAAGATGAACGACAACAGAATATAAAAAGATTTCAAGAAGATGATGCATGTAGATTTTTTATAGGCACACCACAAACAGGTGGATATGGTATTACACTTACAGCAGCTAGTAATATGATCTATTATTCTAACGGTTATGATCTTGAGAAACGACAACAATCAGAGGCTAGGATAGATCGTATAGGCCAAGAAAAACCTATGACATACATTGATATTATTTGTGAAGATACAGTTGATGAAAGAATTGTGAAAGCCTTACGTAAAAAAGTTAATATTGCAAGTCAAGTTATGGGTGAAGAGTTAAAGGCTTGGATCTAAAGTTTCTGTAACAACACTACAATTACACCGCCCATACCAGTCATAACAGAACCCATAGATACCAGTAGTATTCTCTCTATTCTAGTTATCTGCCCCTGTAATTCTTGCATGCGATCATAAGTTTGCTTTTGCATGATACGGCATAGCTTTTCGTGTGATTCTATTCTTTGTAGTGCGTTATCTTTTGGCATTCTTTCCTACCCAGTAACAGATTGGTTCTAGTATTTTTCTATATACTCTACCTAACAAATGAACCTTGCCCCTTGATTCTTGTCGAATGTCGATAGTTCTATGCACTGCAATATGTTCTAATGCTTTTTTAAGAACAATATTTTTCTTAGATAGTTTTACGAGTGGTAAGAATATTTTGTGATACCCTATTTGATATTCTGGTGCTAAATCTTTTGAGTGTTTTAACCAAATTTTATTTCTAAAAGATCCAAAGCCATAAGACTCATTCATCATGGTGCAGACTATCTTGCCGCCGCCGCCTCCGCCGCCACCTCCGCCGCCTCCGCCGCCTCGTTGACTTGGTGGTCCAGCTTGTCCAGCAGTTGATACAGCTGCAGGTGAGCTACCTCTTGGACTTTGACCTTGTTTAGTTGGAGCCGTAAAACCAGTTGATGGTGGGCCACTTGGTGCAGGTTTATCATCATCTCTAGGAGGTTCACCACCGCCACCAGTATCTCCTTGTAACATAATAGGATCTACATACTCCTCTAATTCTTTTTGTAACGCGTTAGCCTCTGCTCTTTTTATGGCTTCTTCAATTTCTTGAACATTGACTATATCTGGTGCAGTAGTATCCATAGTGCCTAAATCAACAGCTCCTTGATCTATTCCGCCACCAATATTATCTATAAATCTATCTTCGTCTTCACCTTCAACACCTATATCATCAATAAAACCTAATCTATCTCGTGCTGCCAGTGTCTCTGCAATACTAGCATCACCCGTTGGATCTTTATCTATGTCCCCTGTAACTAAACTTGTTGCACCACGAAGAGCTAACTGTTCTGCTTTTTTTCCTGCAGCTAAATCTGCTAATTTTTGCACATTATTACTTACAGTGGGTTTTCCATAAGTTTCACTCATGAGTGGGCTAATTGCTTTTGCTTTAATTTTTGCAGTAATATTACCTGCCTCTATTTGATCCAACTCGTCTTTTGTTAAGCCATACTGTCTTGAAAGTGTTTCTCTAACATTAGCTATTCTAGTGTTATATGCTTCTTCTAATCCAAATGTTGTAGGCTCTCCTAATCTACCATCTGTAATTCCATATAAAAAACCACCTGATACAGGATTATATCCTTTCATTAATCCGGAAGCGATAGTGCCTGCACTAGTCCTATCTGGATAAAGTTCATTTAAAGTTATTTGTCTTGGGTCTTG